AGTAATGCGCATGGTTTCAATGTTGTACTCCAAATCAATCTTTTGACCAACGCCGGTCGAGCTTCGAGACTTCATACACTGGATCTGATACTTGCCACGCTCTTTCATTGCACGACTTGTAAAAATACCAAACACATTATCTGCTGTGTTAATCTTTGAAATACCACCTGATATATGGCTGTGATCAAATTCAATTTCTTCCACCGCTGATCGATTCAACTGCGATGCTGTTACCATCAAGATACCCAGCTCTTTGGCCAAGTTGCGCAGTTCTTCACTCACATACTTGTCCTTTACAAACAAGTCATTGGGCGAGACTTTGGCACTCACAGGCATCAGCAAGTCCAAGTAGTCAATCATTACAAAGTCTACTCGCTTGCCTGTTTGAATTTGATACTCTTTTAAATAAGCACGAATGTCATTGATGTTGCTTTGTGCAGGCAAGCCTTTTACTTGATAGTTACCTGACTTCTTGGCCACCAGTTTGACCTTGAGTTCTGTAGTATCAATGTCCTTGCGAATGTCCTTGGTGCTCATGTTGGTCAACATAGCATCAGTTCGCAAGCTAGTAAGTTCTTCTGAAAGTTCTAGCGTGATGTATACACCACTTAGTCCTTGCTGTAGCCAGTTTAGAGCAATGTTCATCATCACAAGTGATTTGCCTGATCCTGATCCCCCGGCAAAGATATTGAGTTCACCACGACTGAATCCGCCATACAGCAGTCGATCCAGTTGCGGCCAACCTGTGCTTACTTGTCCGCCTGAGTTGAAGTATTTCTCAATGCGACTCTTGGGATCAGCAAAGTAATCTGTGCCCATGTCTTTGGTAAGCGATATTTGCACTGCATCTTTGATGAGTTTTTCAACCGGATCATATTCGCCTTTTTCAAGCAGGTCTGCGGCTTTTAAAATAGCTCGCTCTAGTTCCTGGCGTCGAGTAAATGCTTCAAACTCGCCCATGAACCAGTCAAAGTGTCCTTCATTCAAGTCCGGTACGGCTGCCAATTTAACGCCTGTGGTGGCTGAAATTTGCATGCGGTCTGGTAAGGTCTTATGGTTGTCTGAGTGTTCTTTGATAAACTCAGCCGCAGGTCTCAAACTCTTGTCAAAGTTCTGCGGGTTGTAGATGTTTTGAACACGCACATAACTCTGTGCGTCCTCCAACATCATTTCTAGAAATAGGCGTTGGACATCAAGTCCGTAATCTTTTAGCATGAATAAATTCCAAGTATGCAGTAAGTGTATCTAATGCTTCAGCGGGTGTTGGTGGTTGAGTGCGCTGTGTGTAACATTGTTGAAGTTTTGGTAACAACGATTTTTTGAAAAAATAGCGATTGCCTTCTGGTCCGTGATGCCCTCCTGGTGCGTCAGAGTCTGCTGGGCGGTTCACTCCAATGTTTATGTTGTAATAGGTTTTGTCAAACACAATGCATTTTTTGTGCTCTTTGCAATAGGTCGAAACTACTCGGCCAGGCTCCCAATCGTCAACGTGGTCAAAATTTCTACTGAGATTTATGATCATGTAATTAGCGTTGAAGCTATCTAGCCATTGTGTTAGTAAAAAAATTTGACGCAGTGCTTCTGTTTCAATCCATCTGCGATTGCTGTGCAGGATCAATTCTCGGTCGCCACCAAAATTTTGCATGCTAACCAGTCCACGATGTTCAGGAATCTCAAATGGGTCAACTTGCCAGGTGCTGGTATTGAAATTGTGTCCCTGGTATAGCGTGTCTACATCCTCATCAAAAACAGTAATACGCTCCAACGGCGGAATGCCTACAAATATCATGTCATTATACCAGTCAATTTCTTCAGACATTCCTATCAATAGCTGTTGAACAGATGCAAAACTATTTCCTATGCGTGAGCAATTCATTACTGTGTTTGCCTCTAGTGCTTGAGCAGCCAGGCCCCAGAAACTATCTGCAGGTTTAACGTGGAAGAATGGAGCGGTATAGCTGTCACCAAATACCCAGAGTTTACTGTATTTTTTTAACAAGTTGTTTCTTCCTTAGTTCTATCTTGATCTTGCTAGTTTCTCTGGCTGCCATTATAGTTAGTAATGTGCCAATACGCCCTAGCACAATCACAGCATCATTGACATCTTTACAGCCTTCCGGCCACTCAGGTATACTTACCGCCCAACCCAACTCAACAGCACGATCAATCAATTCTACACCTGCTAGGTCTTGATCAGGTACCACAGTTATGTCTCGACTCAAGTTACGTATCAATCTAGCTTGTGCGTCACTTATGGTATTATGCATCACAGCCACACCACCAATGCTGAGTGCATCAAATATGCCTTCTGTAACTATCACGTTGGTCCAGTTGTTGTGTTGTAAATCTGTGCCAAACACATAGCCTGGCTGACTGTCTGAAATGAACTTGGGTTGCTTGTTGTCTAAGAACCTGCAAGTGTATCCTACAATTTTGTTATCGTAGGTGAATGGTATAACCACATGCGGGCGTGTCCAATGAATGCCATCATTTTTTATCTGCAACATCATGGGAAAATCTTCAGGCACACGTCTACCACGCACATAATCCCAGTATTGCTTGTGACCTGGTGTTAGCAATTCAGCATATGGTGGCAAGTCTCGTTCTTCAAATGTGATGCCGTTCAGTTGATTCCAAGCCTGTTGTCGATCTTCCAGGATGCCATGGATACTACGATGCCGCAGACTTTCAAGATTGAGCATTTCAATCTCATTATCCGGCACACCCATCCACGACAGCAGTCTACGAGCTTTGACACTTAGAGTCCTGCCCATGATAAAACTGGCTGTGTAGGCACAATTGAAACAGTGATAACTCCAGCCTGCCTCTGTGGCTTTGAGTCCGCCACGTCCTCTTGTGTCTTTAGTGCTGCCATTGTGCTGGCAGCAGACCGCATTGAAACTCGACCAACCTGATGGTGTGGGTTTTCTTTTGGCAGGTAGATACGCAAGGATGTCAAGCATCTATACAGTATAGCAGATTAGCTGTACTAAATCAACGATATTGGAGGTTGGTGATATAACCAGTTGTGATCAATACTGTTGCTGCAATGGTGCCTTGGTACTGGATTGGCAAGTAACCTGATCCGCCATTGGTGACAGTAATTGCGCCAATCTGTCCATTACCAACGGAGGTCACAATGGCTTCTGCACCTGATCCATTGCCTAAGATTTGAACTTTAGGCGGTGCCACATAACCTTGACCAGAGTTGTTTACAGTGATACCTGTGACCACTCCGTTGGTGACTTGTGCTGTAGCTGATGCACCAAACCCTTGGCTATTGTTGAATCCAGCTCGAATCAAATTGTAAAAACCCACAATATTAAAATACTGGGTGGAAGTTTCATTGAAGAATTCAAAACTTTCAGTTACATCGTACCAAACTGATTCATAGGTGTCCGCGGCTTGAAACTTAATGGTTCCGGTATAGTGATCCAAGTCCATTTTAACTGTGGTCAAACTTTGCCCACTGGTCGGAATATGACTTGAATAGAATTCTGTAAGTTGTGTGGTATTTACAGGCTGTGGTGTTAACGCCCAATCAGGCCAGTTTGTGGGACCAGGTTGCAGTTGTTGTGCTTTGCCGTAGATTGTGGGAATAGTTAACATCGGACTAGGCACGAATGCAGGCAACACACTATTCACGATATTGCAATCTGCTCTGGCACCCGAATTGGCATCTACATAAGCAGCCTGCACATAGTCGCCTGCTGTGCGCTGTATGCTGTAGCTGCCTGGTTGTGCTGTGATGTTAATGGTGTCTGCATTGTCTAACACCACTTTTACCCGGCCTAACGTGGCACTGAGTGTGACCATGGGCTTCTCAACCAGCAATTGATCGCCGGTTTGATTCATCAATCTAAACACAAAACTGCTGCCTGTAATGTTTACAGGCTTTTCCTCTTGATTGATAAATTCAAACAGTAGAACATTGTCTACGCCTTTGTTTACGGTTAATTGTTTTGCATACACTGGGTCGTACCTCGCTGTGAAATATCCACCACTGGTGTCAACTAACAAGACTTTGGTAATTTGCTGGTATAAGTAAACGGTGGTTGAATACATAGGATCC